TGAATGCTATTAATACTCAATTAAGTGCTTTAGTTTCATTACCCCCAGGTGCACCTTTTGCTCCATTAAATGCTCAAGCTATTCAATCTCAAACAAAACTTATAAGTTATAAAGGACAATTAAATAGTTTACTTTCTAAACAAAATAAAACAATATAATGGCAGGTCTTGGAGGTATAGTATCACTTTTAGTAAAAAATGCAGTTAAATCTGCTATAAAATTTGAATTAGCAATAGATCCTATTATAGCTAGATTTGAATCTCAATGTCCTCCTAAAAATGAATTAGATAAAATTCTTCAACAAAAAAACCAATTATCACAAGCTATAACTCAAATTGAAACGTCATTAACATCTTTAAGTAGTACAGGTAGTACTATAGATAGTATAATAACAGGAGTTAAAGCTGGAGTAACTTTAATCAAAGCACTTCCAGTACCATCTTCGGTACCGCCAGGTGTAGGTATTCCTCTTAATGTTATCAATGGATTTTCAGATACTTTAGATACCTTAGGGATTTTACTTAAAGAATTTGGTGGTGTAACTTCACAAATTGCTCCATCACTACAAATTATAACAGGTACATTAGCAACTGTTAATGCAAAATTAGCAACATTAGATGGGTTACTTGCAGGGTGTTTACAATCCGAAACTGAAGGGATGACAGATTTAGAAAAAGAAGAATTTTTTCAAAGTTTAGGTATAGATTTATCTTCTCCAGATAACACAGGAGGTAGTAATAACCCTAACAATGGTGCAGAAGGTGAAAATACAGACGTTAATGAAACTTTAGAAAGTAGGTTAAGCCCAAATTCTAATAATCCTATAGTTTATAAAGGATTTACCATTACATTAGATAATGATGCAGGGAATAAATTTTCATTTCCTAGCCGTAGAGCAATTGGAACTAATGAAGAAGGAGTAAAAATAGTAACACCTTTTTCCTTTAGTTCATCAACTCAAGTATTAGTAGATGCTATTAAATTTCAAATTGACCAAACTGATTCATTAGAATTAGCTAGATTAGCTAATGAAGCTAAATTACAAGAAATTGAAATAGAAGAAAACTATGAACTCCAAAAAGTTCAAGCAGGTTTTAGAGAAAGAGAATTCCTTGAAAAAGTTAGTACTGTATTTTTTGGAGTATCAAAAAGAGACCAACATAAAGAACTCCCAGAAATAAGACAATTATATAATATAACAATTTCAGCATATGAGGCATTAAAAACAATAGATCCTGTTAAAGCTTCAAATGATAAATTTCTTGAAACAAAAGGAATAACTACCTCATCATCAACCCCTAAAAAAGTAAAATTAAGTAAAAAACTTAAACAAATAAAAGATATATTAGATTTTGCTAATGAAAATTTTAAAACTCTTAAACAAAAAGTAAGTACAGCATCAACCCAAGCAACCGAAACTTCAGCATCTTCACCTTCTTCTAATGCTAATTCAACTAGTTTTGGTGGCGGGGATAGTAATTTATATTCTCCTATTGGAAGACCAGGTTCAGTAAATGGGGAAGTAAGATTTAAGGGTGGAAAATATTTTAGATATTTAGCGGGATCTGAAAAATGGGTTGATCATACACCTTCATTCGCTCCTTTTACTACTAAAGGAATGCCAGGTCAAACCCAAGTACTTGAACGTACTGGAAGTGATAGTGATGGTCCATTTAAAATAGAAGATACTTATGAGTGGAATAATTTATTATATAAATGGATATTTAAAAGTACAAAAACTATTGGAAATCTTTAATAAACTAATATTTATAACAAAAATACAATGAAGTCTACAGAATTAAAAAAAATGATTAAGGAAGCTGTTAAAGAAGCTATTCAAGAAGAATTAAAAGATATTCTTTTAGAAGCAGTACGCTCACCTAAAACTGTAGTATCAGAAAATGTTTCGATACCTACACCTCAATTATCTTCACAACCTAGAACTAATGCTAAAGAAGAATATAAAAACATTATGGCTGAGATGATGGGTGGGGGATCAACCCATACAACTAATTCACCCGGAAAATTTGTTGCTCAAGGTCCTATAGATCCTGCAAATGGTACACTACCTGCAGGAGAATTAGGAATGGATCAAATTATGGGTCTTTTAAATACTAAGTAATGGCCCAAAGAATAGCAAATAGATTTCCCGCTGATTTAAATAAAAACCAAGCATTAGGTGTTGGTTTACCTTTTAATGGAGGGGGAGATGCTGTTTTTAACTCTAACTATACTACAAAAGACCAAACAAAATCTAATTTAATAAATTTTTTCTTAACAAATAAAGGTGAAAGACCATTTAGACCTAATTTTGGTGCTAATTTAAGAGCTGACATATTTCAAGCAGCTACTGAATCTGACTATGATCTTTTAAAAGAAAAAATAGCATTTGAGATAAGTAATAATTTTCCAAATGTAAACTTAGATAGTGTTATTATAGTAGGAAGTGAAGATCTTAATGCTATTACTGTAACTATATCATACAGCCTAAACTCATTTGGAATAACTGACGAAGTAACTTTAGAATTTGAATAAATGGAAACTAAAAATATAAAATATTTAAATAAGGATTTTGCTACAATTAATCAACAATTAATTGAATACGCAAAAACCTATTACCCTAATACTTACACAGATTTTACACCATCCTCTCCAGGTATGATGTTTATGGAAATGGCTTCATATGTTGGGGACGTTCTTTCATTTTATTTAGATAACCAAATCCAAGAAAATTTTATTCAATTTGCTCGTCAAGACTCAAATTTATTTAATTTAGCTTATATGATGGGGTATAAACCTAAAGTTACTAATGTTTCTACAGTAGAAGTTGATTTTTATCAACAGGTACCATCTATATTAAGTGGATCAGTTTATATACCTGATTTTTCATATGCTTTACAACTACCAGCAGGTGCTCAAGTAGGTTCAGAATTACAAACCATTTCTCCATTTTTAATAAATACGGATGTAGATTTTAGTTTTTCAAGTTCTTCAGACCCTACAGATGTTACAGTTTATAGTGTTAGTGGAAACACACCTGAATATTTCCTTTTAAAGAAAACACGATCCGGTGTTTCTTCTACAATCACTTCAAAAACATTTACGTTTGGATCACCTCAACAATTCCAAACAATAGAAATTAATGATTCAAACATCGTTAGTATTTTAGATTGTATAGATTCTGATGGTAATGTTTGGTATGAAGTGGATTATTTAGCACAAGATGTTGTATTTGATCCTATTAGAAATACTAATACAAATGATCCTAATTTTTCAAATGATTCTACAGATGCCCCATACTTACTTAGACTAAAACAAGCAGATAGAAGATTTGCAACTCGTTTTTTAAGCCCAACAACATTACAACTACAATTTGGTTCTGGAGTTGTTGCTAATAATGATGAAGCAATTGTACCTAACCCTGATAATGTTGGTTTAGGTTTACCATTTGAAAAAAATAAATTAACAACTTCATTTTCACCATCAAATTTCTTATTTACAGATAGCTATGGTATATCACCAGCTAACACAACTTTAACTATTAGATATTTAACTGGTGGAGGGGTTCAATCGAATATTCAATCTAATTTAATTAATCAATTACAATCCAGTCAATTTACTTTTGTTAATCCAAATTTAAATGCAGTTACAGCCCAGTATGTTTTTGATTCTCTTCAAATCAACAACCCAATAGCTGCAGATGGAGGAGGTGATGGTGATTCACCCGAAGAAATTAGACAAAATGCAATGGCTCAATTTAATTCTCAATTAAGAACTGTAACCCAAGATGATTATTTAGTTAGAGCCTTAAGTTTACCATCTCAATATGGTTCAATTGCTAAAGTTTTTGCATCTCCTAAATTAGCTAATGATACTATACCAGAAGAAAAAATAGCAGCATTAGATCTATATTGCCTTTCTTTTGATAGATTTAGACATTTAAGAACACCTTCTGAAGCTCTTAAAAATAACCTTAAAACTTATTTATCACAATATCGTATGATTAATGATGCCGTTACGATAAAAAATGGGTATATTATTAATATTGAAGTAAATTTTGAAATTATTGTATTACCTAACTATAATAGTA